AAACTAATGTAGAAGGTTATGGTAAAGTTTCTGGACTATATCAGAGTGGTGTTACAGGTAGAATTTGGTTAGAAGATGTTGTTGGAACATTCCCAACTAACTTAACAATCATTTCTGATAATGACTGGTCTGCAGGTGTAACACAATCTAAAGAACTTCTTGGAAGATGTAACAGATTCTTCAGAGGATTTGATGGTACACAAACTACATTTAAACTTACTATTAATAATGGTGAAGCATACTTCCCAGATCCTGCAGGACACCTACTAACATTCGTTAATGGTATCTTACAACCACCTGGTGCAAACTTCGCATACACAGCGTTCTCTGATCAGATTCAGTTTACTGAAGCACCTACAATCGGATCTGAGTTTATTGGATACTATGTTGGTAAGTTACGTCAGTTAGATGACATATCATTCGAGTTTGACTCCTTACGTTCATCCTTTAACTTACGTTACGCAGGTGGATTCTACTCACTAACACTAACTGAAGGTGTTAGTAGCTCTACTATACTTCCTGAAAACAATATTGTTGTTTCCCTGAATGGTGTTATTCAGGAACCAGGCGTAGGTTACGAACTAGTTGGTTCTAGAATAATCTTTGCTGAAGTTCCTCGTGCAGGATCTACATTCGTAGCATTCTCATACATTGGTTCTGACGCTGACGTTATCGCTGCTACTATCGTACCTCCTGTAGAAGCAGGTGACCTCTTACAAATCGAGGGTGAGAATGACGATCGTGAAGTTGCGTTGATCGAATCTTCTAACTCCTTAATTACTTTCGAGTACACAGGAACTGTTAAGGGACGTAACGCTGAAGCACTTTCATCCATCACAACAGGTGAAATTAAGACAGCAATCATTACATCACCTGGTGACGGATATACCTCACGTCCAAACGTTGACGTTATTTCATCTTCTGGATTTGATGGACGTGTACGTGCGTTGATGGGTCTTCTAAGAGTTGATGTTAAGACTGCAGGTGTTGGATACTCTAGTCCTGTAGTTACTGTTGAGAATGTAGTTGAGGATGATTGGGTTGCACCTACAGGTCCTGCTGTTAACCAAGGTTTTGATACCTACGCAGGTGAAGGAACTGACAGTGAAGGTAACCCAATTGTAATCGTTGCAGGATTCATCAGAATCACAACTCAACCAGTTAACGTAACAGTTAACCAAGGTCAGACTGCAGGATTTACTGTTATCACTGAGTTTGTTAAAGCATCTGATGGACTAGTAGGAACTACACCTCTTAACTATCAGTGGCAACGTAAGCAGTATGGTGAAACTAACTGGGCTAACATAACTGGTGCTACTGCTGCTCTCTATAGTTCTGCAAGTGCTGAACAGGCAGATGACGGTGATGAGTTCCGTGTTGCTATAACTGCTGCAGGTGCTTCACCAATTTACTCTAACTCTGTGATCCTCACAGTACAGACTGGTGCAACGATAGTCTCTAACTTTGTACCTACTCAATTGTTCCAATAAATAAAACATGGCTGCTACATCGACATACAATTCAGGAACTAAAAACATCACAGTAGATGGAGATGGATTACCCAATCCAGTATTGTATGGAACGTTCCCTAATGCAAATAATCCTAGTTCTGTAACGGAGCAGGATTTTGAGCATACCTTTTATTATAGAGGTGGTACATTTGGTGTTAGTAGAACATTTGATGATGCTAATTTTGCACAGACTGGATTTGTAATTACTATTAGTATATCTACTGCAGACAATGCTTTGTTAGGTTCTAGTATTCAGGTAGGAGATAGAATATTATTCATATTAGATGCAGGAACAGCTAACGAGAAGAAGCAAGTATTTAAGTATACTGGTACACAACAGACTGTTGCATCTGGTGAGTTTTGGAGAGCAACATCTAACACATTAGAATTAATTGTAGATTATACAAGATCAGCATATTCAGGAACCTATACTTATTACGATCAAAGAAATGGAAGAGCAGCTACACCTTTAGGTGCTATTGGTGTTGCTTCTAATGGCGTTGTATTTTTTAATCCTAGTGCAGGAGCAGGTGGTAACCCTCCTACAGGATTTAACTGGAATGCACACTTCCCCGACTCTCCTGTAAACTTTGGAGATGACTCATGTGGTGGGCATCCTGAACAGACAGGACAGTATCATTATCACGATACAGACTTTATATCATGTTGGAAAGCTAACTCTGTAATGGCATCATACAATGACTATTATGGATCAAGTCAGTATAACGGTGACAACTTAAGACACCCAGACGGTCATTCCAAAATGCTAGGTTTAGCATTTGATGGTTTCCCCATATATGGTCCTCATTGCTATAGTAATCCTTGGTTAAATTCATCAAACCTAACTTTAGCAAGTACATCATATAGAGTGAAATCAGAAGAAGCTGTTGGTAGACCCACATATGGAACTAGTCAACAGAATCCTCCAGCTGGTTCATTAATTCAGGACTGGGAATATCAAGAGGGGCTAGGAATGCTAGACTATCATAATGGTAGATTCTGTGTAACACCTGAGTTCCCTGATGGTACCTATGCTTATTTCTTATCTACATCATATGACAGTGAAAATAATCTGGTTGCTGAGTTTCCATATTTACTAGGAATTACTAGTAGAGAGGCATTAAACCAACCAGCCAACAATGGTGCTGCTACACCACCTGCACCACCTTCAGGAGGAGGTGCTCCACCTCCAGCAACAATTTTGATTGGTGCTCAACCTCAGTCAGCTACTGTAGCTGCAAATGCTTCTGTCACCTTTACTACTACAGTGTCAATCAGCCCTCAAGATGGACCGAAGACATACCAGTGGTACAGGTCTACTGACGGTGGTTACTCCTTTGCTGTTCTTACTGGAGCTACAGCAAACTCTTTGACATTCACAGCACTTGCATACATGTCTGGATATAAATTCAGATGCGTGATTGCAGGTCCTGTAGGTGGTACTGCTGCTACCAACTCTCCTCTAACAACTGACGTTGCGACTCTCACTGTGACAGGTGGTGGCGGTGGTCAGACAGCTGAGGACTTCTCAAGTACCAACGTTTCGTTGGATACTACTGGCATATCCTTCGATGCCACATAAATAAAACTGTACAAACTGTAAAAAAATGGCTAAACAATCAGTTGGTATTGGATCTTCGGCAAATGATGGCACAGGTGATACCCTGCGTGATGGTGCGATTAAAGTAAATTCCAACTTTGACGAATTATATACAGCCTTAGGTAACGATACATCAATCCAAGTTGATATCAGTGGGTCTCCTGCTGATGGACAAGTATTAAAGTGGTCTTCCAGCCCTAGTGGAGCATTTCGTGCGAGTGATTATAACTTGCTAAGCTCTGATCTTGATACAAATGGCAATCAGATAGTCTCTGACGGGACAGATGCTATTACAATCAAACAAACTGGAACAGGTAATATCAATTTATGGGCTGGTGGATCTGGATCTGCATACAGTTATGTTGATGGTAGTGATGGATATTTTAAATGGTATGCACCATATGCAACAGAGGGAGACCTTCCCAATGCAACAAACCATCATGGTATGTTTGCACATGCACATGCTACTGGTAAAGGATATTTTGCACACAGTGCTGCTTGGGTTCCTCTCATCTCAGAGAACAGCAGTGTTAGTTTATTGAGTGATGTTGATACAACTGTAAACGGTGGTCCTAGCGATGGTCAGGTTCTTAAGTGGGTAGCAGCAACATCTAAATGGTCACCTGCTAACGATGAGCAAGGAACTGGTGGTAGTGGTGGAACTACACAAAACTTATTTGAGACAGTTAATGGAGATACAGGTACAACAACTGCATCTGCTGCTAACGACACATTAATAATCGCAGGTGGAACCAATATCGCTACGTCTATTACAGGCGATACACTTACTATTAACATGACAGGTGCATTAGGTGCTCCTGATCAGAACCTATTCTCAACAATTAATGCTGACAATGGTGGTACTAGTGCTACTGTAACTACAGACTCTATTACATTTGCAGGTGGTACAGGAGTTTCGACCAACCTGAATGCAGGTACTATCACAATAACAAACACATCACCTAACGTAACACAGAACTTATTTTCTACTGTTGCGGGCGATTCAGGTTCTCAGGCTGCAGGAAGTGCAACTACCACACTAACAATAGCTGGTGGTACTGGTGCTACTACTGCACAGTCTGGTGATACGCTGACAGTTAACGTTGATAATCCTCTCCCAGGTGGTTCAGGAGGACAGAATTTATTTTATGATGGAGCAGCTAGTGCATGGGCAACTAGTGCATCTCCTACAATATGGTATTCAGTAGGTTCTAACGGTGCAAGTTCATATAGGTTTACAGGACCAGGTTTATCATCTGCGACTGATAATCCTACAATCTATGTCTATAGAGGGTTTACATATAGATTCTATAATACGACTGGATCAAGTCACCCATTTGAGATAAGAGTTTCATCTCAAGGAGCTGCTGTTACTAGTGGTATTAGTGGTTCTATAACAGGCACATTAATATACACAGTTCCAATGACTGTTGCTGCAGGAACGACATACAAGTATCAGTGTACTATCCATGAGACTAACATGGTTGGCGACATAGTGGTGGTGTAATATGACAAGAACAGTACCAGGTAGCGGTGCAGCAATAGAACCAGTCTTTAACTCTGTATACGGAGTGAAGGATGTTATTGTGACCAATCCTGGTTCTGGTTACAGTCCAACTGATCCCCCAAAACTTAGTGTTGGTAACTGTGGTACTCCTATTAGAGATGCAGTTCTTCGTGCAAACATTGGTGTTAATGGTGATCTTCTATCTGTGGATGTTGTAGATCCTGGTGAAGGATATGATCCATTAAGATTAGAGATAACAAGTGACGATGCGGGCGTTGTTCAGGCAGATGCAAATATTGTATTAACGACTGATGGTGTTGGTGGTATAGGTAACTTGCAAGTCACGCAGCCTGGTGATGGATATTATAGTGCTGAAGCAGAGATAAAAGGTGGTGGTGGATCTGGTGCAGAACTAGTTCCCATCACTGGTGGTGTAACTGGTCTTGCTATCGAAGGTAAAGGTAGGAACTACAATCTCAACGATATCACTCTTGTTATATCAGGTGGTGGTGGAGACGGAGCAACAGGTGTTGCTGAGGTTAATCAGTTCGGCTCAGTTACCTCAATTAATATCAGTAACCCAGGTGAGTTTTTTGAGACTCCTCCAATTATACAGCTAATTGGTGGTGGTGGATCTGGTGCTACTGCTGAAGCAAAGATAAATCTTGGAAGGATAACAAGTATTGATATACTAAATCCAGGTGGTAGTTATGTTACAGCACCGTCAGTTATATTCACTAGAGACACTAACTTAATTAGAACTCAAAGGAATAGAACTTCGTTAGAGAGTACATTATATAATGTAACTGCACTATTAAGAAATGCTGCAGCAGCAGATACTGTTCTATATGTTCAGACTACTGATGCATTTGCAGGTTCTGGTAAGTTCCAAATAGGAACCGAGATCGTAAGATACACTGGTAAGACTACTACTAGTTTTACTGGATGCACTAGAGGACTGAACTTTAGATATGATCAGAGGGTTGTATTGGATGCTCTAGCAGATTCTGGTGGACAGTCTGGATATAACTTTACTGTTTCAGATAGAATCAGAAGAGTTACAGAAGACAAGACCAATAAAGTTGCTGTTGTCTATGACTGGAATAAGGTAACTAAAGAGTTATTCTTAATATTCGAAGTTGATGAATTAGCATTCATCGATGGTGGTCGTTCTAACGAATCGACTGCTGTGATTCAGTTTATTGGAGGTGTTGCTAGTTCTTCTGGTACAGGTGAATCTCCACATGTACTTCTTGAGTCAGTAGGAAAGAATATTCCAATCTTCACTGATCCTGTCGGTGTATTGGAAAATTTTGAGTTCGAAGACAACGATGAATTGGATGGAGCTGGTGATGGCATCCCTGACCTGGTAAATACTGGTACAGAGTTTGAGAATGAAATAAGTCTAGATGGTGGTATTGCGTCATCTCTTTATGGTATTGAGGAAACTGTTGGTGGTCAAAACACCACACTATTCCAACAAGGGGATCAGTTATATGATTCTAGTTTAGTGCCATTAGTGTCTACTGTATCTGTTGCAGGTGCTCTTGGTGATGGTGTTGCACATAGTGCGACCTCTTTCATTATTGCTAAATCATGGAATAGCGTTAATTATCAAGTAGATGAAATCATAACTGGTAACTCTACTGGTGTTTCTGCTAAAGTAGTTTCATTTAATAATGCATATGCTACTGGATATGTACAGTTAGAAGTAAAAGATCTAACAAATAATGGTAATACTTACCAATTTACGACCAGTGATACCCTAACAGGTGGTACATCTGGTGCGACGGTTGTATTCTTTAAAACGGAGTATACTAACCTCGTTAGAAACGAACCTGAATAAGTCACATAAATAAAAGGAAGGTAACCACTGCGTCATGGCACTACTCACCGATCAATTTAGAATTTTTACTGCCGAGAGATTCATAAAAGCTCTTGAGGGAGCAGATGCGTCGCAGTCAGACCTTGAGGCGGGTACGTCTAGAGATAGGTTGTACGTGTTCATTGGCAGACCACAAGAATGGGATAACGAAAACGCACCTCCTACACCTGTTGACTCTTTCCAAGAGTTCTCAGATACATTTGCAGACATGATTTCACTGAAACGTGTTCTTGCGAATGACACTATACAGGTTGTTAGAAGAATCGACTGGACACCCCCAGAGCAAACAACTGGTGGATTAGGTTATGTTTATGATATGTATAGACATGATTATAGTTCTACAAAGACTGCTTCATCTGGTGCAACCAAGTTGTACGATGCAGACTTCTATGTTGTAAACTCACAATATCAAACTTATAAATGTATCTACAATGGCACGTCTCCTTCGGACCCCAATGGTAAACCGTCTACGGTTGAGCCAACTGGCACGTCAACAAGTATTATCACTACCTCCGATGGTTATCGTTGGAAGTATCTTTATACTATACCTGTTGGTCAGGTCTTAAAATTCTTCTCTAACGACTATATGCCTGTTCTTAGCGATGTCGCTGTTACAGGTGATGCTGTTGGTGGAGAGATTGATACAGTTGTTATCCAAGCATCAGGTACTGGATACAACAACGGAACCTATGAAAACGTCCCTATTAAAGGTGACGGAGTTGGTGGAAGAGTATCACTGGTTGTAGATGGTGGACGTATAGTTAACGCTACTGTGACATCTGGTGGATCTGGATACAACTTTGGTAAGATCGTTATTGATGAGGTCAATGGTATTGGTGCAGGAACTGGTACTGGTGCTGCTATTGACGTTATCATTCCCCCTGAGACAGGACATGGTGCTGAACCAGACTCTGAGTTAGGTGGATACCGTGTGATGATCAACACCAAATTTACCTACGCTGAAGGTTCAGGTGACTTCCCAACTGATAACGATTATCGTCGTATTGGTTTGGTGATCAATCCTAAGCAGTATGGAACTACAGCTCTTACATCTGCTATTACATTATCTGCGACTCAAGCGGTGATATTCTCACCAACCTTTACAGGTCAGTTCCAAACTGATGAGATCGTAACCCAATCTCGTACCGTTGGTGGTCAACAGGTGACTGCTAGAGGTAGAGTTATATCATGGAATGATACCACTAAAGTCCTGAAGTTCTATCAAAATAGAATCGATGGTGTGTTCCCAGAAATTACTGGTAACCTAACTGACTTCGAAGGTGGTAACCCTGTGGTAGGTGCTACATCAGGTACCTCTGCTGACCCAGACATCAACTTCCCAATAGTCTCTGGTTCATCCACTCGTATTATTAACAATACAGAATATGACTTGGGTATGTCATTTACTAATGGTTATGCAAAACCTGAGATCGAGCCAAATAGCGGTGAGATTATTTACATAGATAACAGAGGTGCTATCTCCAGAGCAGGAGACCAAATCGAAGATATCAAGATCGTAGTCGAGTTCTAAACAATGCCACAAAATACCAATCTGAATATCGCTCCGTATTTCGACGATTTCAGTAAAGCAAATAATTTTTATAGAGTACTCTTTAGACCAGGATTTCCAATCCAGGCTAGAGAACTTACTACTATGCAATCGATTCTGCAGAATCAGATTGAGAATATGGGTACGCACCTCTTTAAAGAAGGTGCTATGGTCATACCTGGTCAAATAGGATATGACTTAACTGTACATAACATCCTTATTCAGCAAGCATTTTTAGGAGTAGACGTAGAGACATATAGAACACAGTTACATGGAAAGATTGTAGAGGGTCTTACTACTGGCATTAAAGCTAAGATTCTTTTCTCTATCCCTGCTACTGAATCTACTCGTGGTTATATTAGTTTCTATCTTAAGTATATTGAGTCAGGTGATACTACATCTGATGTAACTACAAAGGTATTCCAGAACAATGAACAGTTAATTTGTGAGAATGAATTGACTTTCGGTAATACTTTGATCGAAGTTGGATCACCATTTGCTCAGTTATTACCTGTGGAAGCATCACAGATTGGTACTACTGCATATATTAACGAAGGTGTATATTTTATTAGAGGTCACTTTGTAGATATTGCATCTGCATACATCATCTTAGATCAGTATACTAACAACCCATCTTATAGAGTTGGTTTCGAAGTATCAGAATCTATTATAACTCCAGAAGACGATCCTGCATTGACTGATAATGCTATCGGATCATCAAACTATTCTGCACCAGGTTCACATAGATTTAAAATTAATTGTACATTAGTTAAGAAACCAATAACTGATGACACTGATAAGAACTTTATAGAATTGTTACGTCTTAATAATTCTATTGTAGAAAACTTTGTTGATCGTACTGAGTACAATGAGATTGAGAAATCTATTGCTCGTCGTACTTATGAGACACATGGTGACTATGTTGTAAACTCATTTGAGGTACGTCCTAGAGAACACCTAGATGATTTCTTTAACAATGGTGTATATAAAGCAGGTGTAACTTCTGCTGATGGTAATGTAGCAAGTCAGAACTATGCTGCATTGGAAGTTGGTAAAGGAAAGGCATATGTAAAAGGATTTAGAACTGAACTTCTAACAGCAAACTACGTTGATGCACCAAAACCTCGTACATTTGTTGGACGTAATAACCAGATCATTCCTATTGACTTCTCACAGTCATGTCAGGTATATGACATCTGGGGTTG